TATATTGAGAATGCTAAATCAAGACTTACTGAGGTTATTGGTGAAGCAATCGTAGACGTACTTCCAACAGCACTTGATGCTGAACTCCCTGAAGCACTTCCTCAAACAACTGGTGGTGTTGTTCCTCCTTTCTAATATTATTCATGAAAAAAATTTTTATGATGCTCATGGCAGCAACACTTGCTGCTCCTGCTATTGCTGATGAATCCAAAGTAAAAAGTTGGCATTCATTCGACTCCATGGGTTGTATGATGCTTCGTGAATGTACTAAAGATGTTCGTCAAGTAAAAACTTGGAGAAGTTTGGGTGATGAATACGAAGCATTTGAAGAAGAAATCTCCGACATCCTGAAAAGTCTAAGTGAAATCGGTGTCAATGTTTACATCGGTGATGATAAGTATTTTGCATTTAATACACGAGGACTTTATTCTGTAAAGGGAAATGACATGTTCTTGAACGAACGTTATTTGTCTAACCCCACCATGATGGTGAAAGTTCTTAGACATGAAGGATGGCATATTGCCCAAGACTGTATGGCAGGAACGATTGATAATACTTTTACTGGTGTTATCCTTCAAGATGGTGTAGTACCTGATTGGATTGCAAACGGTGCGGAAAAAACTTATCCGCAGCGAGCAGTGCCATATGAAGCAGAAGCGATGTATGCAGCGTTCTCTGATAGCATGACTAGAGATGCACTTAAAGTTTGTGCGGGGCCTAAAAAGATGTGGGAGGTTTACAAACCCACACCCCTTACAAAGAAATGGCTGCTTGAACAAGGTTATATTGCTAAATAAAGTCGCCATGCTTGTGACTCATGCCTGAAGAAGCAAAGACTGAAGAGAAGAAGAAAGGCCCAATCGGCAAGTTAAAAGATAAAATTGAGGACGCTGATGAGCAATTAGCAGTCCTCAGCACACTGGTAAGACTTGGTATTCTTGTTTGGAGTGGTGGTATTCTCACCCTCAATTATGTGACAATTCCTGGATTGCCACAGCAGAAAATCGATCCAACCTTCATAGCCTCCGTGTTCACTGGGGTTTTAGCCACCTTCGGGGTTCAGACGGCGAAGAAGTCTGGTGATGGCACTATGAAAATGAACGGTGCTAATGGTGCTGCCGCTGCTGGTGCTCCTGGTGCAATTACAAAAGCAGATCTTGAAAAACTTATTGCTGCTGCTTCACAGACTGCACCTTCTCAGACAATCAGAGTTGAGCAAGGCCCTATTAAAATCGTAACAGATTCAGATCAACCTCCATATAAAATGTGATATGAACTCTCCTATTAAATGGGCTGCGATTTCCGTTGGTGGAGTCGTGGCAATTGCCCATATTGGTGTCTTGGGACATCTTGTTAGAAAACCTCAACAGGTTCAAGTACCACAAATCAACATTCCTGCAGGCACTCCTTACTCTTCATATAAAATTGAAGCAGGTAAAGATGGATACACAATTGAATATAGAGCAAACGATCCCAAAATTCTTGAATCAAGCAAATCCCTTGACTTAAATAAAAGTCAAAGTGGTTTCTTTGGTGGTAAGAAGTATGAGGATAGAAAAGAGACTCGCTATGATCAATACACCATGGAAGGTGTGAGGAATATGGGAGGTGCTTCTTCACCTGGGGGAAAGTCTGCAGAAGACATAGAGTGCATCGTGGCGGACGCTGGAGCACGGAGTCAAGGTGCTATGGCAGGAACAGCGATTAGCACTGGACTTATTGCACCTGCAGTTATGAACATCCCTTATATTGGATGGTTGGCAGCAGGATGGGCAAACCTCATTGGACAGCGGGCAGGTGAAGCAGCAGGTTCTCAAGTCAACTCCATGATTAGCGACTGCTGATAAATACTTAAGTAGTCAAGGGCACACAACCCTAAGGTTTCCCATGTATAGGGAACCGCACCTTCAAAAAAAGTCGGATGAGTGTGCTGCTCTGTGGAGGGAGTGGCACACTTTGTGGCGAAAAAAGCATTAGGAGCTCCAGATGCAAGAGAGCAATGGGGTGAATGTGTCACGGAATTTGGTAAAATGGTAAGTCAGGAAGTCAAGACAAATCCCCGTTACACTTCAATTAGGAAGACATAGATAGTGTAGTTACAAAAACGTTTATGAAGTTTCTATTCGGACTTCTTGCTACATTATTTCTTGCTGCACCTGCTTGGGCTGTAGACGTGCAGATGGGATCTGGTGGTAATCTTGTATTTGATCCTGCTGAGGTAACAATTAATGCTGGCGAATCAGTTCATTTTATTAATAATATGCTTCCTCCTCATAATGTAGTCGTTGAAGATCATGATGAACTCAGTCACGAAGCCCTGGCAATGTTACCAGGAGAAGAGTTTGATGTTGCATTCCCCGAAGCGGGTGACTATACTTACTGGTGTGGCCCCCACAAAGGTGCAGGAATGATCGGAACCGTTCATGTTGAATGAATAAAGACGAGAGGAGAGAGTTCTATAAAGGACTCAGAGAAAGAATTAAGCAATTGAGGATGGAACATTTATTTGAAGAACCTTGTCCTTTGTATGAGGATACAGATGAAGATGATGAACACTTTTAACAAATTCTTTTTAGATATTACAGTTGCAATTATCGATTTCTTATACAGAGGGAGGGATTATCAACGTTTCTGGGTGCTTGAGGAGATTGCTCGGGCACCATATTTTGCATTCTTAAGTGTACTACACTTGAGAGAATCTATGGGATTGCGTGGGCCAGAACACATTTATCTGATGGAGGAACATTTTGCTCAAACTCTTAACGAAACAGAACATCTGGAATACATGGAAAGTCGGGGTGGCAATTCTTATTGGATTGATCGCTTTTTCGCCCGACACCTTGTACTTGTCTACTATTGGATCAACGTGGTTTATTATTGGTTGGCTCCTCGCTCTGCTTACCATCTCTCCTACGAAGTAGAGATTCACGCAGCAGAAACTTACGGAAAGTATCTTGCTATCAATGGACATGATGACAAGATTCTTGAAATTTTAAATGATGAATTAGCACACTCCAAAGAACTACATGAAGCGATGGAGATGATTAAATGAGTACATTGTTTGCATTTGCTTTCATAACATTGCTAACTATAGCAATGCAATTAACATGGCCAGGTAGATACCGAGGGTAACATGAAAAAACAATCCGAGGAAGAACGCAAAAAGAAAATAGAAGAGATCGCAAGACACATGCATCCGCATGATGACGAACCTGATCCTACTGCGTATATGGGGAACTATAACTTTCCTCAGATGCTTTTTGCTTTCTGCCTTGGATTTGTAACCATGTTTGTTTTATCTGTTAAAGAGATAGAGAACTTTAAAGGATGTCCACTTCCGGAATATTTTCAAAAAGAGGTAAAAGGATGAGAGTAGGAATCATCGGATTAGGTAGAATGGGTGAGGGGATGTCCCGCCGCATGATGAAACAAGAGATTGAAGTCTGGGGTTATCGTAGAAATTACGAGAAGGCTCAAGAACTTTATGAGAATGGTGGTGTTGATGGTGTAACTATTGATATCGCCACTCTTTGTTCTACCGTAAAGGAAAGAGGGCCAGGCATCTTTATGATGGTTGTACCCGCAGAAACTGTAGAGGACACCTTAAATGAGTTACTACAATTTTGTAGTGAAGGCGATATTATTATTGATCATGGCAATTCCAATTTTAAAGACTCTAGACGCAGGGCAGAACGGCTTGAAAAATTGGGCATCCAATATATTGACTGTGGTACTAGTGGTGGTGTTTATGGTTTGGAGCGTGGATACTGTCTCATGGTTGGTGGTTCAGATACTGCAGTATCGATTTGTGCCCCCATTTTCAGGGCACTTGCACCAGGGATCGCAAGTGCTCCACGAACTGATCCTATGACTAAAGCAACCAGTGCTGAATATGGTTGGTTGCATTGTGGCCCACCAGGTGCTGGACACTTTGTTAAGATGGTGCATAATGGTGTAGAGTATGGTATCATGCAAGCATACGCAGAAGGATTTAATATCCTGCATGAAGCTAATGCTGGGAGCAAGTACGTCAAGGCAGGTGATGCTGAGGTGGCTCCGATGGAGGATCCGAAGGATTACTGTTACGACATTGACTGTGCTGAAGTGGCTGAGTTATGGCGTCGTGGTAGCGTGGTTGGCAGTTGGTTATTGGATCTTACTGCGGATGTACTTCGAGGCAATACAGAGCTTGATAAGTTCGATGGAGGAGTTTCCGATAGCGGTGAGGGCCGCTGGACTGTTCATGCCGCTGTCGATTTGGGTGTTCCCACTCCTGTCATTTCTACGGCATTGTTTGAACGTTTTGAGTCGCGTCGTTTGGGGGCTTTCGCTAATAAGGTTCTAAACGGAATGCGATATATGTTTGGTGGCCATCATGTTAGGTAACGCTCTTGCGATCATATGCATACCCTTTGTACTTTCCACGATATATTTCGGGGTACGAAAAGGTGAAAATAACTACTACGAAACAGACAAATATGATGGAAACGGAACCGCTCACTAGACGCATAGTAATCTTCGGTGCTACCGGAGATCTATGTAAGAGGAAACTT